AAGAATGACTTAGTAATAAACTCTGAAGTTAATTCTTGTGACAAATACAGAAATATAAAAATTATATTTATAAACTGTAATAATCAGAATAGTGATGAGTTTATTACTAGTTGTAGAATAGAGGACAAGAAAATAATTGTTCCAGGTATTTTAAATTATGCTAGTTTTAAAAAGTCATATGAAAGTGCTGATTACATGAAGATTAAATTGTTAAGAGGTAGTATTTGTGAAGAACAAATAATAAAGCTATGAAACTAAAACTAAAAGATTTAGACCAAAAATCTCTAAAAAAAATGAATACTATTCATTTAACTAAACTACTAATAAGTTGTCCTAAAGATAGTGTACAGTTTAGAATCATATGGAATATCTTGCAAAAGAGAAGAAATATGGTTGAGAACTTCTCTAAGAAAGCTCTTGAACAAGTGCAAAAAGAGTACAAAGAAAGTTTAGAAAAAAATAAAATACACTTTGGTTACAAAAATGTAGAGTATTTTACTGAAGAAGAAATGATTAATGGTTATGTGGTACCGAAATATGAGGAACTTAGTCCTGAAGAAAAAGAAATTTATGACAAAGAAGAAAGCTAGAAAGTCTGATTATATCTGCTCTAAGTGTGGAGTAGACTATCTTACACAAGAACAGAAAGATAAAGCACGGATTTGCACATTCTTTCTTGGAACATGTGGTTTATGTAATGAGCATGCTGCTATTACACACATTAGAAATTATAATTATTTAAATAAAAAAGAATGAAAGCAACATTTGTGTTTGATATGAATGATCCAGAGGATATGATGGATCATAAAAGAATGAGTAATGCTCTTGGTATGGCTTTAGTACTATGGGAACTAAAAGTCAATGTCAAAAAGAAAATGGAGAATATACTTGATACTGATAATTTATCAGGTCAAGAAACTCTAGATAGAGTATTTGAAATGATTGGAGAATTAATGGAAGACCAGGGTCTGAATATGGAAAATTTAATACAATAAAGTTATGGTAAGTAATATATCTGAAACTGATGTGGTAGTAGTAGCTAATAGCATTAGAAAAAAATTAACTACAGAACAAGTTAACAAAGTAATTTTAATGTATCCACATGAAGAAGAATGTGATGCAACAGGTACTTGGAATTTAATTGTTGAAAACTGTATATACCAAGTACTACGTGATGAAGAAGTTGTTCTATAGGATAGCTGAAGAATGCCAGTTAATAATATTATTGATTGTATATGGGCAAGAGTAATATAAGTGCTGATGTTGGTAAAGAAATACTGTATTTAGCAAAAGAACTTGTTAAAGAGCACATGATTATATCACAATTTGTAAATACTGATGTAAATTACATTTTGTTTAAACACCAAGTAAATATACATTCACCCAGATATGATTTTCTTAATAAGAAAGAATGGTTGTTTGTATTTAAGCTTGAGCTTAATTTATTACAGTTTCTAGAAATAATTAGTGAAGATGAAAATAACAGAATGTTTGATATGTTACAGTCTGATGAAGATAATATTTACATGGCTGTGCTAAGCTTAAAACAATTTGTTAACCAAAAAAAAGAAGTAAAACCTATTGTTAAAGTCTGGTCAAAAGAAGAATATTTTAAGCTTGCAACACCAGAACTAATGATGTTTAAAATGAAAAACAAATTATGACAGAGCAAGATTTAATAGATGCAGGCTTTGAGAAAGTTCATGTATCTAAAGAAGATAGTGGAGATGATGAAGATTACAGTTATTACCTTCTTGAAGTTACTGAAGGTATTACATTAGTATCTGATTCACCTGTTGAAAATAATGGAGATAGTTGGTCTGTGCATTCTTTTGAATTAGATAAAGTGCTCATAGTAGAAGCAGACCATTTAATTTACTTTCTTAATGCATTAAAATTATGTACACTGGCAAACTAGTTAAGAAAGATGGTAAGCTTACATATGCCCATCCGAAGGATAAGTTAGCTTATGAACTGTTTCTACAGAAAATTCCTGAAGGGCAGGAAGTAGAAATGTATATTGATCTTGCTAATGCAGATCATAGCAGAGCACAGATTAATAAAGTGCATGCTTGTATTAGAGAGTTAGCCAAAGAATCTGGCTATACTTTTGAAGAAATGAAGAAGATTGTGAAAGAAAGATCTGGTCTTTGTTACACAGACTCAGAAGGTGAGTATTGCAAATCATTTGCAGAGTGTACCAAAGACCAAATCATGTTAAGTATTGAAGCTTGTATAGAAATAGGTGTAGAATTAAATGTTAATCTTCAGTAGGAGCAACATAACCTTCATCTCCGGGTTCAAGTACATCAGTTTCAACATACAGATTTTGATTTTTAGCTTGTAATTCTATTTCAGCTATTAACAATGTCATAGTTTTAACAAGTTTTTGATCATCATCAAGTTCATCATAACTTTTTGAACCAATGTTATTAAAGTATTCTTGTGATGGGTTGTTTTTCATCATGTTATTAATTAAATAAAAAATACCCATTTTTACCATTAAATAATAACCTTTACTAACTTGTATTTGCACTAAAGCATTTTCTTTTAACTCTTTTGCTTTGATCATTGGTTTTTAAATTTAAATTACAATGTAAAAATATGAAACAAAAATTAGAAATTGATAAAATAAGAGACAGAATCTATGAAGATTTACAACCTTCTGGTTGGGGAAGAGTATTAAGAACATTTATTTATAGTTCTGATTTTGATAATATTTTGCATAGTCTTGTAGTAGAAGTAAATGCAGGAAACAGATTTACACCACCTCTCAAAGATGTATTCAGAGCATTTAAAGAATGTCCATATGAAGAACTTAAAGTTGTGATTGTAGGTCAAGATCCCTATCCATCTATTGACACAGCCGATGGTATTGCATTTAGTTGTAGTAAGAGTAAGACACCGGGGCAAATACAACCTAGTTTAAAGTTTATGTTACAAGAAGTAAACAGAACTGTTTATAATGGTGAATATGTTAGTTACAATCCTGATTTAGCAAGATGGTCAAATCAAGGTATATTAATGCTTAATACTGCTCTTACAACACAAATAGGTAAGATTGGTAAACATTATGAAATCTGGAAACCTTTACTAAACTATTTATTTGACTATTTAAAACTTTACAATCCTGGTTTAGTATACATCTTTATGGGAAAAGAAGCAAAAAATTGGGAAGATACTGTAGGAGAAACTTGTCACAAGTATTTTTGCTCACATCCTGCATCAGCTGTTTATAACACTAAACAAGTTTGGGATTGTAATAATGTTTTCAACAATACATCTGAAATTGTAAAAGAATTACATAATTTTGATATTATTTGGTAATGGTAGAGATATTTAATAGACTGATAAAAGAGGATCTAATGCCTAATACATACTATGTATTGCATTGTCTAAAAGAAAAGGTTGTCCCTAATAAATTTGTTAACAAAGATCTAGAAATCAGTAGATTAAAAGCTGGTGATTGGCTTACAGATGATTTGGTATTAACAGCAAAAAGTCTTATATTTACCGATGAAATCAACAGTTTCTTTAAGAAAACTAAGAAAAAAACAGTTAGTGAACTAATGGGTGAGAACTACATTGACATGATGTTAGAGTATTTGGAAATCTTTCCAAACAAAAAACTAAATTCAGGTAAACCTGCTAGAGTAAATGTAAAAAACTTAGAAGGAGCATTTAAATGGTTCTTTGAGACTTATGATTATGATTGGAAAGTAATATTAATGGCAACTGAAAAATATGTATCTGAATATGAAGCTAAAAGGTATGAATACATGAGAAATTCACAATATTTTATCCGCAAACAGAACTTGGATAAGTCTTATGAGTCAGATCTGGCTACATATTGTGAACTAGTAGTATCTGGTGCAGATGAAGTTCCTACTTATTTTAGGGACAACATAGTGTGATCAATTTTTAAAATCCACATATGTCAAATTTATTTAATGGAGCAAGACCTTTGCTACCTGTTAGTGAAAGGCAGTCCGTAGAAAAAGCTATTTTTAAAATTAGAGCCAGGAGACAAGGTACATTAAAATCCTTAAAGAGTGCCTGGCCTAAATTTAATGATGCTTTCTGTGATGGTCTTGAATGGAGAACAATAACCGTAGTTGGTGCCAGACCTGGAACTGGTAAAACTTTATTTATGGAGCAGTTAATAACTGATATTATTGCAAACAATAATGACCAATATTTTAGAGTTTTGAAGTTTCAGATGGAGATGGTAGATGAAACTAGCGGTGTAAGAAAACTGAGTCTGATTACAAGTGCTGATTACAACACATTAATGAGTAAGGACGGAAAACTTGTAGATAAGAGAATCTATGATGAATGCGTTAGGTATTACCAAGGAATGCAAGCAATGGATAGAATTAATGTTATCTATGATGCATGTACTGTGGATGAAATGTGTGCAACAATACATTATGAAATGGAGAAGTACAAAAATGATGATGGTACTTTTAATAATATGTTAGTTGCAATAGATCACTCTGCATTATTTAAAGTTGGTAAGGGACAGAAAGACAAATTTGATATGCTAGGAAGCTTAGGTGAGGCTCTCACTATGATGAAAAAGAAATATCCTATAGCATTTATTGTATTAAGTCAGCTTAACAGAAACATAGATGATCCTAAAAGACAAGAAGAAGGTACTTATGGTAATTATGTGCTAGATTCTGATATTTACGGGTCTGATGCTTTACTACAACATGCTGATGTGGTTATGGGTATTAATAAACCTTCTGTAAGAAAGTTAAGGTTATATGGTCCTGAGAAATTTATTATTCAGGATGAAGATATTCTAGTGTTTCATTTCCTTAAATCAAGGAATGGTACTACTAGGATTAGCTTCTTTAAACTTGATAGAACTACTATGAGGATTATAGAAGTACCAACACCCCCAACAGCAACTAAACCAAAAATTTCAACAGTATGAGTGTAACAACAGTAAGAAAAACAAGGGAGAAAGAGTTTTATGTGAATCACATAGAAACTTTTAAGAAAATAGGAGAGTCTGATCCTATGTTCTTGATTAAAACAGCCTTTTTTCAAAAAGGTAAGTATGGTAGACAAGTTCAGTTCTTTGAAAGTGAGTTGTCAAAAGGACAAGACATTTATGTAGAGTTCTATGACAATGTAACTGATAATTCAGGAACTGTAGTTGATATTAAACCATTCTATGAAAACAGACAATTATTTAGATATAGATACAATCCTTTCTATTCTGAAGAATATGATAAAAAAAGTGGTGTATCTTCAACAGGATCTGACTATTCATTATTCACAGTTCCATTACAAGAATTAGTAGCTGTTAATCCTGATGGATCTACACTTAGCTATGGTTTGTTTGAGAAAAGACTTGCTGAGATTGAAGAAAAGAAAAAAGCTGGTGATTTTGATATAGATTTACCAAGACTTCAGAATTCTTTAGTTAATAATAGTGACTTTCCAGATTTCACAGAAGGTTTATCAACAAGACCTGCAACAGTAGAAGAAAGTTTAGCTACAACTTATAAAGATCCTTTAATGAGTGAGATGACTATTCAGGATTTTGCTGCAATCATGTGGAAAAAACCTGTAAGTAACAAGCAATGGTTAAATGATTTAATTAGTAAGTAATGAGTATAGTACTTCCAACTACAAAGGTAAAGGCTCAGAGAGCTAATCCTAAAAGATTGGTTATTTATTCAAAACCAAAAACAGGTAAAACTACTTGTTATGCTGGTCTTGAGAATAATTTAATCTTAGATTTAGAACATGGTGCAGATTTTATTGAAGCATTGAAAGTTCCTATTACTAGTTTACAGGAGTTATTGGATACAGGTAAAGCTATTAGAGAAGCTAATAAGCCTTACAAGTATATTACTATAGATACTGTAACAGCATTAGAAGAAATGGTGATTCCATTAGCAATAAAACTTTATCGCCAAACACCATTAGGAAAAAATTTTGAAGGAGACACTATTTTAAACTTACCAATGGGTCAAGGTTATATGTATTTAAGACAAGCTTTCTTTCAAGTTTTAGATTTTGTTGATAGCTTAGCTGATCATATTATACTTTCTGGGCATATAAAAGATGCTCAAGTTGATGATAAAGGTGAGCTTGTTATGGCTGCTAATATAGATTTGACAGGTAAAATAAAAAGTTTGATTTGTGCAAATGCTGATGCTATTGGTTACTTACATCGCAAAGGAGCTCAAACTATTTTATCTTTTAAATCAAAAGATGAAGTAACATGTGGTGCTAGACCAGACCACTTGAGAAATAAAGAAATAGTAATAGCAGATTCCTCTGAAGGTCCATTAAAGATTTCTTGGGATGAAGTATATGTAAAATAAAAAAGTAAGTTTAATAATTAAAAGTAAAAAAAGATGGCTTTAAGTACAACAGATTTGGGAACAGGCTCAGGGATGCCTAAAACAATTACACCAGGTAATCATGTTTTAAAAATTAATTCTATTCACTTAGAAGAGTTTACATTTATAGATGGTGCTTATCACTTGATGTTAAATGTAGAAACTCCTGCTATTGATGACTTTGAAGGTTTTATGATTGACAAAGATGATGAAAGTAAAGGACGCTATGCTGGTCAAATTGGTAGATTAAAAGCATCTCAGTATGCATTTGCTGATGGTGAAACTAAGTCTGGTATTAAAATTCAGAGAGATAGATCAATCATGATCTTCTTAAAGAACTTAGCACATACATATGGTATTGATGAGTGGTTTATTGCTCAAGATAACAAGTTTGACACTATTGAAGACTTTGTTAAACACTTCAGTGAAAATGCTCCAATCAAAGATAAGTATCTTAAATGGTGTGTAGGTGGTAAAGAGTATATGGGTAAAACTGGTTATACTAACTATGATTTATATTTACCAAAAGGTGAAGGAACTAAATATGCTTATGGTGATGCTGAAGGAGGTAAAGTTCTTGAGTATAATGAGGCTAAACACCTTAAAAAACTTGAAGTAACTGAGAAGAAAGAATTTGGTGCTGATGATGATTTATCTATCCCAAGCAAGAATGCTGCAGACTTCAGCTTAGATTAAAAGTAACAACTTTTGAGAAAGGGAGTCTCAGTGCTCCCTTTTTTATTCTTAAAATTTTTGGTATGATTTCAACAAAAGCAGTTATACATGACTTAAACCAAGTTCCTAGAGAATGGGTGTTTGAGTTCTATCTTAACTTAACAGAAAAGTTAACAGGACAAGATCTTAAAATCAAGTCAGTATTCTCTAATGAGAAAACTCCATCATTTTGTATTTATCCAAATAAAATGGGTCAGTATTCATTTAAAGATTTCTCATCCGGTAAGTCTGGTGATGCTATTGAGTTTGTAATGCAATATTTTAATCTTGAATCTAGAGGTGTTTCTGTTAGAAAAATAATGGATGACTATTCTGATTACATAAGCAAGAATGATATCACTCCTAGAGAATATAAACCTGAGAGTAGATATGAAGTTTCTGATTATGAGATCAGACACTGGAATAATCTTGATGAGGATTTCTGGATGAGTTATAAGATAGGTTCTAAAGTATTAGATGAGTATAATGTTCAACCACTAAAGTATTTTATACTTAGTAAGACTGATAGTGAAGGTGCTGTAAAAGAGCTCCGGTTTGAAAACAATTATACCTATGGCTATTTCAAGAATGATGGTACATTGTATAAAATCTATCAGCCTAAAAACAAGGTGAGTAAATTCATCAAAGTATCTGATTACATTCAAGGTTCTGAGCAGGTTACATTTCAAGCTAAGTATTTAGTAGTAACTAAATCTCTGAAAGATATCATGTCTTTTAAAACTCTTGGTATTGGTAATGTAGAAACAATTGCACCAGATAGTGAGAATACAGTTATTGCAGAAAATCTTATGAAGAAGTATATTCATAAGTATGCTAAAATCATATTGATTTTTGACAATGATGAGCCTGGTATTGAAGCAGCTAAAACTTACAAGAAAAGATATGGTTTTGACTATCTTATACTACCATATGAGAAAGATATATCTGATACTGTAAGAGCAAGAGGTATTCAAGAAACAAGAAACATAGTATTCAAATCAATAAAAGCACTATTATGAGTAAACCAATAGATTTTTGGACATATGAAGGAAAAGCATTTAAAGAATCTGATATTCCAGAAGGAGCTATTGGCTTTATTTACATTATGACAGCTATAATAGATGGTAAGTCTGTTTCTTATATTGGCAAGAAAAATTTCTTTGCCAATATAAAAAGACCGTTAGGAAAGAAAGCTCTTGCCGTAACTACTGATAAGAGACTTAAAAAGTACAGTATGGTTATTAGACCAGACTTTCTTAATTACTATAGCTCTAATAAAATACTGAAAGAAGCACATAAAATGGGAGTAAATATTAAGAGAGAAATACTTAGAATATGTTACTCAGGTATGGAGCTTACTTATCAGGAAACAAAACACCAATTTGTACATGAAGTGTTAGAAAAAGAAGAATT